CATTCAGAAAAGGGGAGTTGAACGATGACGAGGATAGAGGTGATGGCGAAGGTCAGAGAATTGCTCGACCAAAGGGAGGCACTCAATGAAGAGATCGGCAAAACCGCCGCCCACGCGTTCCCAGTAGGCACTTCCGCCTTTTTCTATAAGGGGCGCGGGGCCAGAGAAGTGCAGATACTTGATTGGGGGAGCACATGGCATCACGATCACAGTTGCCGCGTGCGAAACGTGGAGACAGATAAAGAATATCGGGTATACCTTTACGATCTGATGCAGAATTATTGAAAGGAGGCCTGACATGACTGACGATTACGCAGCAGAAGCCAGAGCCGACGAGGATTTCGCCGCAGTCCTCGACCACCTGAGCTTGACCCGGCTGGACGAACTCGCACGCGCAACGGTCCCATTTATGAACAGGAAAGAAATATTCTCTCACGTATACATGGCCGTAAGCGGCATGGACTCGAAGGAACAACTGGAACTCGTCATGGAGCACACGCCCGGCCAGTATGCGATCTGCGTCCGCGATTCCGGCGTCAACGAGGACTTGCGCTTGGCTGGCATACCGCCGTCTGGAGCATAAGGAGGCATGCTGACAAATGAATAACATGAAGTGTTGTAAACTTGGCACCTATGAATGCCAAACACCCATGCCAATCGCAGGTCGCAGGCAGGACATAGATTATTGTATCGCAGATTTAGTCACAGCGCTCGTCGCAGCAAACATTATCACTACTATGTCCTGTTGTGGACACAATAAGATGAATGGCGTAATCCGACTAGAGGATGGCAGGGAACTCGTTATTAAGAAAGTCAAGACTAAGAAATGAAAGGCACAAGTTTCTGAGGATTTGCGCGTTACGGGTATACCAGGGAGGGGCACATGATACCGATAGCACCGTGTAAATATTGCAATGGTACCGGCATGATCGATGCTTGCGGCGATTGCGAGGAATGCGATGGGCGCGGCATGATCGTGATTTCCTTCGCCAAGCCGTCCGCCGAAGTGCTTCGGCTCAGGGCGCAGGTCGCAGAGTTGACTCGGGCCGCTTTGCAAATCCCGAATAATGGAACGGTGGCCAGCAGTAATTGGAGAAGTCGAGCGGCACCCGGAATGCAAGTGCGACTCGTTAAACTGATCGACGAAGACACCGACCTGAGAAACGCGGCCAGGGATATGAAACGCGAGCTTTCAATGATCGAGATGTCTCGTCTCCGGGCGATCCACAATGAAATCGAAAAGCTCGAAGCCAAAATAGAAAGGAACCCAGCATGAGACTATTTGACCGCTTGAAACGCTATTTCCACTGGGGGAACTCCCCGCGAGTAGTAGGAATATCGCTAGGCCGAATCGTCATTCAAACCCAAGGATGTAGCATTGAGATCGACGAGGGGGGTCTCGATAGGCTCGAGCGCGTCGTAACGAGCGTATGCGTCACCCCCTACGAGGATGGCCCTGAAGGCGTGTTCCGGCTTATCAAAAAGCAGCGTGGCCCCGGCGTGCTCCACGTCGTCAAGCTCAAGAGGTCGCGCAAGCCCAAGGCAAAGCCCGTGACGGACAATGATATTCTTAAAGGGGCGTGCGAGGCCGGCAATAGGGCCGTAGACAGTATGATGATGGAGACGTCGGCTGAGGATCGGCGAGCGCGTGCCGACCGCTTCTACCGGCAAAAGGAGAGTGACTCATGAGCGACATATGGAATGAGTTCCCGATGGAGGTCGCAAGCTGCACGGAATGTTTGCATTATATTTCTCCTTGGACTGGCCACGAAGGCTGCGGCCTCATTATTGGCTTAGTCCGCAAAATCGGAGTCGACTGCGAATACTTCGCCGCGAAAAAGGGAACCGTCAAGCGTATACTGGCTGCAATCGGTAAAATGATACCGGGCAAAGGCAAAGGTATGGAGGGCGTCATAATCACAGCGGACGGAACAGTGGAACAAGCCGACGAACGCGAGCCCAGGGATGACCCACACGACAGATGCCTCAAATGTGGAACCGACTACCAGGCCGAAGACGCCGACCACCGCGCCAATCTCAATCACTTCAACATGGCTGGCCAAGAGATCGCCATCTGCGACGACTGCAACCACGCCTATAACCTTGTAGACCCCCGCGTGAGCGACGCGCTCCTCGGCCCTATCCACGACGCCATCGAGCAGGCCGCCGCATACGAAAGATACCTTGAGGAAATCGACCTTGTCAGCAGACACCGTAGCTGCCCCGATTCAAACTGCCCAACGTGCAGATATAACGAGCCGATGATCCGGGCAATCGAAAAGGCCCACAGGCAGAAGCCAGCGAATGCCCAATAAACAATCATACGCAGCGCGCGCCAAAGGAGGGCGAATCATGCCAGAGGCTAAAACGGTCGAGCAGGTAAGGGCTGAGTTTATGAACCAAATAAGAGGGGCGGCAGAATATTGGAGTTTACCGCAAGAGTTATCCGCCAAAGAAAGATGTGACGGCCTCGCCTTCTCAATTCTGGTTATTATTGACGGAGGCACATTGCCGCTACCAGGGATGGACCTCGTGCTCCGCCCGCACTCCGAAGATAAAGCGTACTGCCAAGGCCGGGGCGAAGATTGGTACGAGGATGGCATGGTCATTAATGTTTGCCAACTGCACGAACTTTTGTGATTCGGAACGACCGAATGCCCAATAACCCGTCAACTGTAAGGACTTCGAAAAGAAATGACCGCTCCTAGCTACGCAGCGCGCGCCAACAGATACGCCCGGTCAGTCATATCCGGCAAAACCGACGCATGTCTCTACGTGCGTCAGGCGTGCCAGCGCCACCTCGACGATCTCGAGGCATCTAAGGCCGCGGACTACCCCTACCGCTTCGACAAGGATGCCGCCGCCAAGATGTGCCGGTTCGCCGAAAACATGGTGCATGTTAAAGGCGAATGGTCGGGGACGAAGATCAAGCTCGAGCCGTGGCAAATATTCTTATATTCCTGCGGATGGGGATGGCTTCGCAAGGCCGACGGGCTACGCCGATTCCGCGAGCTTTATTTAGAGGTGCCCCGCGTAAATACCAAATCGACAATGGCCGCAATTAGCGGCCATTACATGGCGTGGGCCGACGGCGAGCCCGGCGCAGAAGTCTATTCGGGCGCCTCGACTGAAAAGCAGGCGTGGGAAGTGTTCGGGCCTGCGCGCCTCATGGTCAAAAATAATTCGCTATTCCGCACACATTTCGGTATTTATGTCGGCGCCAAAAACCTCGCGTGTCTCGAAGACGCAAGCAAATTCGAGCCCATCATCGGCAACCCCGGCGACGGAGCAAAAGCAAGCTGTTCCATCGTCGACGAATACCACGAACACAAAACATCAGCCCTGTATGACACCATGAAGACCGGCATGGGGAACCGCCGCCAACCCATGCGGATTATCATCACCACCGCCGGAATCGACACGTCAGGGCCCTGCTACGCCAAGCGTGATGAGGCTATAAAAATCCTATCCGGCGTAATGGAAAACGACGAGCTGTTCGCAATCATATATACCATCGACGACGGCGACGACTGGACGCAGCAGGCTACATGGAAGAAGGCTAATCCCAACTACGGCATCAGCGTCAAAGAGGACTTTCTCGAAGCGGCGCGCAAAGAGGCCATCGCAATCGCCAGCCAGCAAAACATTCTGAAATGCAAGCACCTCAATATCTGGGCCGCCGCCGGATCGGCCTGGATCAATATGGTCACATGGAAAAAGAACAAGCGCGATATCCGTATGAGCGATTTCGCGGGCGAACCATGCTGGATCGGCGTTGACCTCGCATCCAAGATCGATCTTACGGCCATGATGTTCCTATTCCGGCGCGAAGACGCATTCTATATATTCGGCAAATATTACTTGCCCGAAGAGACTATCCAGCTTCCGCAAAACGATCACTATCGGCGCTGGCTCGCAGAAGGACATCTCATATCCACGCCCGGCGCGCGCACCGATTACCGGTACCTCATGGACGACCTTATGGAATGGGATAGGGACGCCGCTCGCAAATGCCCCGAATGCGGTCAACTGGCCGTATTCGCGCCTATGCACGATCTCGGCTGGCTCTGCGAAAAAGAAAAGGGCGGATGCGAATCAACATTTGATCCTGAATACCCCGAGATCGCCGAGCAGGAAGTCCGCAAAGCCCTGCGCATTCAGGAACTCGCCTACGATCCGCGCGAGGCCGAAATGCTAATGCAGCAAATCCGAGAGATAGTCGGGTTCCCATGCGTCGAGATCAATCAGGCGCCCGCCCATATATCCGAGCCGATGAAAGAATTCGAAGCGCTCTACACGTCCGGCAATCTGCTCCACGACGGCGACCCAGCCCTCGCATGGCAGGCCGCGAACGTGATTCTCAAATCCTCAAAGACCAAGTTTTTCTACCCATCCAAAGAGCGAGACGAGAACAAGATCGACGGTATAGTCGCCGCGATCATGGCCCTTGCCCGTGCAATGGCCGAACAGGAAGGCCCGAGCATCTACGAATCCCAGGGGCTGACGGTCTTGGGATAATGAAAGGGGAAGAGCATGAATACAGACGAGAGGAAAGGGAACGTCAAGTACAACACGGCCATAGCCTTGGCGAATATTGAATATGACGCGCAGATAGCGAGGGCCGAATATAAGAGAACCGAGGCGTTCGCGGAAGCCGAATGCCGCAGAAAATGCGCCCCTGCGGAAGCCGAAGCCGAAAGGGCCAAGGGTAGAGCGATGGCAGAGATGGAGAAAGCCTCGGAAGTAGCAGAGGCAGCCGAGACCGCAGCAGAGAATGCGGCCCTATCCGCGCGCGAGGCAATCCGAAGAGGGGAGGCTGACGATGAAACCTGAGCACGAAATCCTTAACGCCGATTGCGACGAATGCGGCCATGGGGTAACGCGCGGCGAATGGCTTGGGATGCCCATAGTGGAATGCGGTATTTATCCTTACGAAGACCTCCTATTAATGAGGCCGGGGGAATGCCCAATGTGGACCGAGAAAGGGGAAAGTCATGAACTGGATTAGATCAATATGGAGCAAGCTATGGGGAGACGGAAAAGCAGGCGCATGGGAGGCTGCCGAGATAAAGGCCAAGGCCGACGCTATATCCTCCCGTATTCTCGCCGAGAACGATTTCCTTACGGGAAGGCCAGCCAATCCCTATCGCAGCCCGCATCTGGCGTGCGGCCATTGCGGGGTGGTACATCTGCGCGGGCGCATGAAGGTTGCGTGGATCGTGAAGTTCCAAGAATTGTTTTATAGCATCCGCCAGTCAATACCCGCTCCCCCGTATTTTATAAATCAAGATCCGGAACATGGCGATTTGCCCTCGCCGCATATCGAGTGGCCGACACTCTGCCCGTCATGCTACAAGGAATTCACCGACCCCGAAACCCACGAATATATGCCGGACGGCCTGAACCCAAGGAGCGGGGAAGCGGAATCCGGGGGCACCGAGTGCGACGGGGAAGAACGGGTACAAATGATTGAGGAGCATGTATCGAAATGTACGCCGTCGAGCAATATCCCGTGGTCGTTGATCTGTAGCGACATCCCCTGGCTGATTAGTCGGCTACGCAAGGCGGAGAAAGAAATGGAAGAGATAGAGCAGCAACTTACTCACGAGGGAGGGCATTATGAAACCTGAGCACGAGAAGCGGTTGAAAGAGATACAGGTTATACTTGACAAATATCCCGTCTCTCGCGAAGATACTATGTGGCTGATCGAACGGTTCCGCGAGGCTGATGCGTCGATCCCTCTCTGTAGAATCTCCGAGCTGCATCCGGGTGACACGATTGTTTTCACGTTTCCGGGGCGGATAACACCCGAAGCGTATAAGCACATGTGCAAAAACCTCGCCGCTACGCTCGACGTCGATGTCGAGCGCGTTGTCATCCTAGACGAGGGAGCCGACCTTCGTGGAATTGTCCGGCCGGAAAGCAAGGGGGGAAATGAATATCCCCGATGCCATTGTAGCGATCCAGTGAACGTCCGAACGAATGACGTCGACACCTGCGGGCATTGCAGGCTGCCGATAAGATGAGAGGAGAAGCCATGAAATACCCATGCTGCTCACCCGGATGCACGAACACATGCCGAACGCCCGGCTGGTGCGAGGATTGCCTGCCCGTAGACAGTTGGTTCGGAGGCCCGGCCGGCCACGCTCCAGGCCAATGGTGGAGGCTCCGGCCAACAGAAGCCCCCACAGCACTCGCCCTACCGACCAAGAAAGACCAGGAAGCGCTCACCGATCATAACTATACACGGGTGCCGGTATATTAATAGACCCCCAACATCTTGAGGCCCGATTTGACAAAGCGCAAGATAGATGATAAGATGATAGCGTGATGAAAGATTGGATCTGTCCTAGTTGCGGGAAAAAGCTCGGCTGGAAAGACGAAAACGCAAAGGGTGTCGCTCGCCCATGTCCCAGATGCAAGGCAATTATTCATGTAGACCGCAGCAAATAATGACATAAAGAGGCCAGAGAGCCCGACCCATCGATTCTAATGAGAGGCCCTAGAGCCCGATTCGGAGACTAACCATCTCCGGAGCGGGTTCTTTTTTTTATACAAGGGAGCCGAATTCTTGAAACCCCTTATTTCATGGGCGTTCCGACCTATCAAGGCGGGCTTCGTTGCCATCGGCAAGACTACTGCGGCGGCATTCCGGACGCTCAAGCCGCCTACCTCATCGGATATAGCGCTTGTTGTCGGTTTCGCTCTGCTCGGACGCGGGCTATGGATGTACAGCCCCCGGATATCTCTGACCATCACAGGCGCAACCATCATCGTCTACGGCGTCGCCAGCGAGTTCCTCGGAGAGATCCTCCGGCACAAACGAAAGCAGGGGCCGAAATAAATGGGACTTCTCACGCGCAGGATGGAAGCCGACACGCGCCCCCAGGCACATTCCCCCGGCCACGATATTTGGTATGGGGGCATCGTCGGCGCGACTGCAACCGGCCTAGCGATAAATGAAGCCAACGCCCTCGAAATCCCCGCAATCTGGAAATGTATCAAGATCCTCGCCGAATCCATCGCGTCTCTACCGCTTATTCTATACGAACGCGATGGCGACGCGCGTAGCAGGGCCACCAACCATCCCTATTATGACCTCATGCACACGCAGCCGAATCCCGAGATGTCCTCGATGCAGTACCGCGAGGGCCAAATCATACATCTCGGGCTATGGGGCGACCACTACGCAGAAAAGCAGATGAACGGAATGGGCATAGTCAAGGCGCTATGGCCGTTGCTCCCAAATCGAGTAACGCCATTCAGGACTGACAACGGCAAAGGCCCGCTCGCTTATGAATACCGGCCTGCTACCGGCGAAACGATCTTTCTACACCGCGGTCAAGTGATTCACACCCCCGGCCTCAGCTACAATGGTGTTACCGGCCTATCTCCTATCGGATACAACCGCGAATCGCTCGGGCTCGCCAAGGCGACGCAGCAATTCGGGGCGCGCCTGTTTTCCAACGACGCGACGCCCGGCGGCGTGCTTGAGCATCCCAAAAGCCTCAGCCCGGAGGCTTTACAACGCCTGCGGGGCGATTGGAACGACGCGTATTCCGGCCTAAGCAACGCGCATAGGGTCGCGGTACTGCAAGAGGGCATGAAATTCAATCCGATTAGTATTCCACCGGAAGACGCCCAATTCCTCGAAACGCGGAAATTCCAGGATGAGGATATCTACGGCATGTATCGTATCCCGCCGCACCTTGCGGGTGATCTTGAACACGCGACCTACACGAACATTATTGAGCAATCTCTCGAATTCGTAGTCTATACGCTATTCCCCTGGTTCGTAAGGATCGAGCAGGCGCTAAATACCCAGCTTCTTAACGCCAAAGATCGCAAGAAATTCTTTTTCGAGCATCTCGTCGATGCGCTACTCCGAGGCAATCCGACCGAGCGATGGGGCGCCTATAAAATCGGGAGCGAAATCGGCGTGCTAAAGCCAAACGATGTCCGCCGCCTCGAAAATATGAACCCGATCCCCAAAGAGCAGGGCGGCGACGACTACCACATCCCTTCAACTTGGGCGGTTGCGGGCGCGCCAAAAGAGCTTCCTGCGCCGCCGCCAGCCGCGCCAGCCCCGCAGACCGAGGGGCCAGACGAACAGGCCGAGGCCGCCGCCGCTCAATTCCGCCCACTGATTTACGATGTCGCAAACCGGATCACGCAAAAAGAGACGAAGCGTGTTCGGAAGTTATCGGAGCAGCGCAACTCCTTCGACGCATTCTATAAGACATTCCCGGAATACGTCGCCGATCTTATTCGGCCAACCTTGATCGCATACGCCGGCGCGATACAGGGCGAATCAGGACAATCCGGAGCCACCGAGTTCATCCGCGTATATGCCGAGACGCTGGGGGAAAATCATGTTAGAGATTCCCGCGCCAAAATTAGAGCAAGCGGCGCCAATGGCGCAATCCCGACGCTGATGGACGAATGGGAGCAGAACCGACCAGATGAAATTGCGGACCGCGAGATCGTGGCATTCGCGGAGGCCGTCGATACGTTTACCTGCGCCACAACGAGGAGACAAACCTAATGTCCAACATAATCCAGTTTTCGAAAAACGAGCCGAAGCGCACATGGATACAGGCCAAGGGCGAGAAAGAGGCCGAAATCTGGATTTATGACGATATCGGCATAGACTTCTGGACCGGCGAAGGTTTGACCGCCAAGCAGTTTCAGAAGGATGTCGCCGCGCTCGGCGACGTCGAGACTATTACCGTCCATATCAACTCGCCGGGCGGCAATGTCTTTGATGGCAATACCATCTATAACGTGCTGAAGCAGCACAAGGCGCGCATCGTCGTGACTATCGACGGGCTCGCCGCCTCTATCGCGTCCGTCATCGCAATGGCCGGCGACGAGATCAACATCGCCGAAAACGCAATGATGATGATTCATGAGGGGTGGGCATGCGCGTGCGGACCGGCCTCTGAGCTGCGGGCCGTCGCCGACACGCTTGAAAAGGTGAATGACTCAATCGTCATAGCCTACATGACCCATGCGACCGTGGACGAGGAAAAGATCGTCGCGCTCATGGCCGCCGAAACGTGGATGTCGGCCGAGGATGCTATCGTATTCGGCCTCGCCGATCAACTCACCGAATCGCTCGAAATCGCAGCGCATTTCGATATGTCAAAATTCAAATATCAGAATGCGCCCGACAAGATATCAGAACCGGCGACGCCCAAGCCCGCCGAAGTGGACGAGCCACCCGAGCCCAAGCTCCAGGAGCCGCCAGCAGTTGCGTTGACGGAAGACTCACCTCTGCATCCCGACAACTTTGAAAGCCGAGACAAGAGACGAATTGACACATCATACGGAGAAAGGAGTATCCCCCGTGAAAACAGTTAGCCAAAAACAGGACATGATAACTGACCTGCGAAACGAGGATAAAGACCTGCGAAACGCCGCAATTGCCGCGAGTCGCGAACTCTATCCTAACGATGCAGTCCGTATCACGGCGATATATAAGGAGATCAAAGAACTCGAAGCGAGCATCCAGTTGGACCAAGAAGGCGATGCAATGCGTACCCGCCTCGACGCAACGGTCGGCGAGCCCAATAGGCCCGATCCCGACGACCGCCCCGGCGCTTCCCGGTTCATCGCGGACGCCAAGAAGTCACCGCCCAACCCGAAGGATATGTTCGGGAGTCTCGGCGAGCAGTGCATGGCCGTATTTCGCCATTCCGTCGGTCGCGGTACCGACCCTCGACTTTTCAGGGCCGCCGCTACCGGCCTGAGCGAAGCCGTACCGTCCGGCGGTGGGCTGCTGCTAGAGGATGAATTCTCGAAAGACATCCTGTCGGTCGTCTTTGAGGAGTCCAACATTCCTGGCATGACCCAGCGCCTTACATTGGGGGCTAACACGTCGACGATGAAGATCCCCGCCATCTCTGAAACGAGCCGCGCCGATGGTTCACGTCGGGGCGGAGTCCTCGGATACTGGGTTGACGAAGCCGCCGACATCACCAAGTCGAAGCCCAGCTACAAGCGCATCGAACTCACGCCCAACAAGCAGGCCGTGCTGATTTACGCGACCGACGAAATGCTGGAAGATGTTGGCGTCCTCAATCAGCAGCTTTCGACGCTGGCGACGCAGGAGATCCAGTTCATGATCGCCGACGCGATTGTGAATGGCGACGGCAGCGGCAAGCCGCAGGGTATTCTCGGCGCTCCGTCCAATATCACAGCGAGCAAGGAAGCCGGCCAGCTTGCCGGGACGCTCATTTACGAGAACATCGTAGCCATGTGGGCTCGCATGATCGCGAGCAGCTACACGAACGCCGTATGGCTGATCGATCAGTCGATAACCACCCAGCTGTTCACGATGAATCTTGCGGTCGGCACCGGCGGGCAGCTGGTCTATATGCCTCCGGGCGGCGCAAGCGTATCTCCCTATGGCTCGCTGTTCGGGCGTCCGGTCCTGCCCGTTGAGCATTGTCAAGCGCTCGGAACCGAAGGCGATATCATCCTCGCCGATTTCAGCCAGTATTATCTCGCCGACAAGGGCGCCATACAATCCGACTCCAGCATCCATGTCGAGTTCGTCGCGGGCGAAACCGTTTTCCGGTTTACATATCGAGTCGACGGCCAGCCGTGGTGGACTTCCGATATCACGCCCAAGAGCGGCGGAGACACACTGAGCCCGTTCATTACCCTCGAGACGAGATCGTAAGGGTGAATAGAAAGGAAGGAGTACGAACATGAAGGGAATCACATTAGCTGAACAGGGTCACATCATCAACGCGCTCGGGCCGGTCGACGTGGCCGGTGGCGCGAAGACGAGTGATTACTGGAATATGAACAACTACGCGCATGCTACTATCATAATCACGACCGGCATCGTCGGCAATGACTGCCTCATCAAGCTGTATGAGTCGAAGGACAATGCGGGCGGAGTCCAGCAGTTTAAGTCGTTCCAGTCTTACCAGGAAACCACAGCCGGAGGCGATACGCTCGGCGCTCGGACGACTACGGCCAGCTCTGGAATCCAGACTGGCACGAACAACGTGACGACCATCGTCATCGAGGTCGACGCTTCCGAGCTGACGGCCGAGTATAACTATATGGCCGTTCTGACGGATACCGCCGCAGCTTGCCTGATTGCGGTTACGGTAGTTCTTACCGGCTCGCGCCATCAGGGCGATCCGACGAAAGAATCACCGACGGCCATAACCTAAGCCGAATAACCAAGAACCTCGCCCCCGGCCAATAACCCGACAGGCCGGGGGCGGCCCCAAGGGGCGGAAAGGATTAGGAATGAAGAAGCTATTTGTAATCGTACTGTTCGTTGCCGCGCTCGCCGCCCTCGCAATTCCGGGGGATGCTCCCGCCGCCGTCGCAAACGTCGGCTCGACTTGGATCAACGGCTCGCAGGTCTACTACCAAATGCCCTACCGGATGCGCTGGCTCGATGTTATCGGCGTCGATGCTATCCAATATACGCAGGGATTCTCGTCGCTCCCCGTCGATGATACGACCGGCGACCCGACCGAATGGACGTGGAGCCCGGTCGAAATCGGAGCGGGAACGACTACCGGCGTCATCACTACCGTGGCTGGCGGCGAATTTCTGATAACCAACGCCGGCAACGACGATGACGGCGTCAACATGCAGCTCAAAGGCGAATCGTTCAAATGCGAAGATGGCAAATCCCTCTATTTCGGGATCAAGATCAAGATGTCCCATGCCACACTAAGCGAGCTATTCATTGGCGTGGGCATCACGGATACGCTATGGTCTGACGGAATCACCGATGGCATATACTTTGAAAAGCTCGCTGCCGGCACAGGAGTTTCTGCCGTGACCGAGGACACCGGCGAAACGCAGACCGATAACGTGGCGGTCATGGATACGAGCTACCACATCTACGAATTCTACTATGACGGCGTGCTGACTACCGATGCGACTGCCGGAACCGTCACGTTCTGGGTCGATGGCGTACAGGTCGCGCAGCATACCACGGCCGCGAATATCACCATCGACACCGAGATCACGCCGACAATCGAATTCACAAATGGAGACGCGGTCGTTCGCACGGCAAATATCGACTGGATCAACGTGGTCCACCCCCGCTAACAGAAAGGGATGTGACAAGACAATGAAAAGAATAATCCTGATAAGTCTGATTCTTGCCGTCCTATTCGGCGGGGCTCAGATCGCGGATGCCGCCGTCGCCAACGTGGAATCGCATTGGGTCAATGGCGCTCTTGTGTTCTACCAGGCCCCATATCGAATGCGCGTCCTGAAGGTCGTCGGCGTCGACACAACCTCGTACATACAGGGCTTCGCATCGCTCCCGACCGACGACGTGACGACGTATCCGACCGAATGGACGACAACGCTCGTCGATGGCGGAGTCGATGGCCTAGATTCGGCGGGCCTCGGCACGACCGCAGGCGGTGTATGGAAAATCCTGACCAATGATTCCGAGAACGACGGCCAGAACATACAGCTCACCGGCGAATCGTATCTGCCGGCCTCCGGCAAGCCGTTGTATTTCGAAATCACGTTGCAGATCGACGACGCGACGGAGTCCGACTTCATCGCCGGCTTGTGCATTACGGACACTACGCTGCTCGGCGGCATGACCTATGGCATCTACTACCGAAAAGTCGATGGAAGCCTGTCGGTTGCGGCCGTCTCGGAATCGAACTCGGTCGAGGAAGAAAGCTTGGCCGTGGGCACGATGGCGGACGCGACCAACATCACGCTCGGGTTTTGGATGGAATCGAATACATCGATCAAGTTCTACGTCGACGGCGTGCTCGTGGCGACGCATTCGACGACAATACCGACAGCCGAGGAGCTAACGCCGAGCGTCCATTTCCTGACCGGCGAGGCTGCGGCACACGCGATGCTCGTCGACAGGCTTCACGCGGTACAGATCAACTAACTAGGGAGGCGATGACAAATGGCTATTGCAGCAGTCGCAGTAAACGTCGCGCCGCCCACATCGACGGCGGGCAAAGACAAATTCGTTGTCCGCGCAACCTCAGCGGATGTAAGCGGGAGCGAATTACTCAAGGCGAACGCTGCTGCGGGTGTAAGGATAGCCGTCACAAAGCTACGCCTCAGCTCGGCCGTCGTATGCTCGGCATACCTCGAGGACGAGGACAATAACGTCATCACGACCACGTACCACTTTATGGCGACGGGCGGCAATTCCTTCATCGAGGTAGATTACACCCACGCGCCACGGTATCTCGTCGCCGCGAAAGCCTTACATATCAACGGCGCCGCGGGAGCTATCAGCGTCGAGGTCGAAGGATTTCTGGCGTGACTGTTCCCAAGCATACAGGAGAAACATCATGGCGATAGTAGCAGTCGCAGTAGCCACCGCGCCCCCGACCTCGACGGCGGGTCTGACTAAGTTTTCGTACCGCGCCACGAGCGCGAACGTGTCGGCCGGGGAAGAGCTTGTGGCGGCTCCGGCCGCTGGCTCGAACCTGAATATCACGCGCCTACGCATCAGCTCGGCCGTCGCGCTTGCGTGCTGGCTTGCCGATGATGCCGCGACCGTTCTCACGCAGATTTACTATTTCCAGGCAACGGGCGGCGACAGTTTTATCGATATCGATTTCTCGCACGCTCCGCGAATCGTTGCGGACGCAAAAGCTATCGAGATCGACGCTACGGGCGCCGGTCAAGTTTCAATCGAGATCGAAGGATTCACTAGCGAATAACAAAAGGAGGCTATCTGTTATGAAGATCAGATTCGAACCAGCCGTTATTGAACTCCCCGCAAGCCAAGCGATGGGGTTCGTTCGGGCCGGCATGGCCGTGGAGGTCAAGGACGAGCCCGAGCCGGAAGTCAAGCCCGCTGCGAAGCCGGAAGAGATCAAGGGTGAACCCGAGGTCAAGGACGAGCAGCCCAAGCCCGAGCCGGAGAAGAAAGACGAAAAACCCGAGGTCAAGGCTACCCCGAAACGGACAGACAAGCCCAAGAGGTAGGCGATGCCTAACATCTCATATCCGGCCAAGATCATCACGCGCGCGGGGTATTATCGGTTCCTGAAAGATCCCGACGCAACCAACCTCGACGACGAGATCGATCTGTGGATACCGAGCGTCGATAAGAGCGTCCGCCAATACTGCGGCCGCGAGTTCCGGCAGTATGAAGAGGCGGCGTTCACGCTCTTTGGCTCCGACACTGGAACGCCGACTGCGGCAACCGTGGCCGTCACGGAGACAACGCTGTCACTCGTTGCTGTGGGCGGAACCAACTTCGCGGCCGGCACGACCGACTTCACGCTTGCGACTTACACGCTGACAGAGCTTGTGGCCGCGATCACTGCCCTCGACGCCTGGACGGCCACGATTGACGCTGACGTTGACGGTACGATTGAATCGGTTAATCTCACGCCCGCGCCCGTGCAATCGTGTCTCACGGAGGAGACCGCCGTTACGCTCGGCGTGCGCGTCGATGAAACGGAACTGTTTGACGGTGGTGGAGAATCCAAAATCCGGCCCGCGCGGATTCCCATTACATCCGTGACGTCGCTGTACGATGACATAGATCGCCTGTTCACGGATAGCGGCGACGAAATCGATTCAACTGATTATGTCATCTCGACTGACGGATATCGCATCGAGCTTGACGGCCTGCGTTTTGCCGATGGCCTCCAGAATGTTCGCCTAATCTATCGCGGCGGCTGGGCGGAGGCCGACATCGAGGAAGACCTGAAGACGGCGGCCTACATGCTTCTGAGCGCGCGTAGGAGCCTGGCCGGCAAAGAGCATATCTCATCCGAAGTCGAGGCCGTCGACGGTACCACATTCAGTTCGCAGTTTACCGGCGACATGCCGTTTGCCGTCAGAAATATCCTCAGCAACTACCGGAGGTATGGGCTTTGAGTAAGACATCCCCGTCCAACGCGCGGCTTGCGAAAGCATTGAAACAGATGGCTGAGGCTCACGGTATAGACGGTCACGCGTCAGGCTACGACGGCATTGGTTATGAGTGCGCGGTGTTAAAACATTACGCGAAAACCCAAGAGGGCCGCCAAGATTTATGCGATTGCGGGTTGACAGTATACAGGGAAACAAGTGAATGAGCACCTCAGGATTTGAAATGGATACGCGCGAGATGGACGCTCTTGAAAGGAAGATCGTGCGCGCGAACGACAAATTCGGGGGTAAGCCGGTCGAGGATATTCTAATGACGGGCGCGCGAACGATCCGCAAGGAAGCCCGCAAGCGTGCGCCCAAGGGCAAGAGTTTTAGCAGCACCCGCGACGAGACGCGCTCTCTCGGGCTCGTTCGTGAAGCAGTAACAACAATTCATAAAGCGGGCGACCTAAAGCGCGCGATCATGGCGAAGAGGATAAGGACAAGATCACAGCGCAAGGAGATACGTGAAGGTAACACGAAAGTTTTAGGGAAGGTTTTCGCGGGCCGCGGATTCAAGAAGGATTATCACAAGGCGCCACATTACCACCTCGTCCACGACGGCACGACCGAGCGGTTCCATAAGTCGACAGGCAAATCTGTCGGGCGCATGACAGCGCAGCCGTTCTTTGCGGACGCGGTTGAAGCCACACGCGGGCCAGTCCTCATACAGATTAATCGAGACCTTGACGCGCTTTGGGGAAAAACGTTCGAAGGGGAAGGCGTAATATGAGTCTTGATTATTCCGCCATAGAAGACGCAATCGTTGCTGTATTTGCGGCCGACGATTGGCTGAAGATCGTCGCGGGCAACGTCAAGGTCATCGAGGCGCGCGTCCGCGAGAATGCTGATACCGATAAGGCCCTCATTTGGGGGCTCGCGCGCGATACGGAACTGCCGGGCATTATCGTCTACGCGGAAACGGCAAGACGGGTGCCGATCACGACCGGCGAGCATGACAATTTTATCCCCATCACCGTTATGGCGTTTACCTCCGTCCTGAAGAGAACCACGGCCAAGGCCGCGCGCATAACGCTTGTCGAGAATCTTGAGCGTGTGATCGAGAAACAGGTAGCAAGCGGCCAGGATTGGGGGACAGCCCTCGCCACAACGGAGGTTCCAACGATACGCACAGAACCGACCTTGTACAAGGAGGGCGACAACTATATCGGCGAGGCCGAGATCACGTTTGAGATTCTGAAAATTACCGACATCGAGGGGATATGAATATGACTTCTTGCAACTGTTCAATGGCTAATACCGAAGCGTGCGATATATGTTCGATCAATCAGGACGCAGGCGGCGGCACGCTCCAACGCGGCAATAGATGGTACGTATATATCGAGCCCGTATGCCACGGATGCGACGGCAAAGGATGGGTATCGCCGACTTACGGCGTGGCCGCGATCTGTCCGGTCTGCAAAGGTGCAGGCAAGCTACCGCCGACCACATGGCACACTACGCCCGCCGAATGGGCGACAAATACTTTTCAGCCCTATAGCCGCCGCGATTATGAAGAGATTCTTTGCTAACGGATTCTACTTGGAAGGGAGTGCAAGAACATGCCGAGCAAATGTATCGCCGACAAGCCTTTGAAGGACGCCAAAGGAAAGGATTTCAAAGGTTTCCAGATCTTCAATGGAAAACACAAAGGCCAGTATAAACAGGGCGAGACATATCCCGAGAAGTTCCTCGCCCACAAATGGAAACACGACTTCGAGCGCGTCGAGGCCCAGGCCGAACCGCCAAAGCCTCCCAAGAATAAACCGGAACCCAAAGCCAAGAACGGAGGCGATGACTAATGGCTCGCAAGTATGCAGAACCAACATATCGAGGATTCTGTGAGACCGCCGAAGACCCCTTCGGAACCGCCGAGGCGGCCGCAACCAATATCGTCCATTTCATGGATGTACCGACGATGGCGACGATCCTAGAGGCCCAAACGGATGACGATGAATACACCGGCAAAGTCCACCGGACGGAGCATTTGACACTCAAACAGGGTGTCGATCTCGTTCATAACCGCCGGCTGCTACCGCGCGAGGCGGCCCTATTTACCGCGCTCGTAGGCGGCAGCGTTGTATCCGCGCAGCTCTTGGCGACCGACGCATACACGCACGCGATAAAGGACGATCTGACCGCGCTCGAAAGCAAGAGCGTGACCATGTGGGAGCACACCGAATCCTACGGCGACAAGGAATTCGCCGGGATCTGTTGCACTCAGATCGAGGTCGACTTCGCGCGTGGCGAATTCTGCAATCTGTCCGCGACGATCATGGGCGACGGGTCTGAGGCCGCGGGCGACGACCTCTCCGGCATCGGGGCCGCTGACAGCGCGGAAGCCTACCTGAGATACGGCGATGTCGATGTACTCTTCGGCGGCGTCTATTCCGAGACGGATAGCATCGGGAGTGTCGCGGCCGGAGTGAGCAAAAAGGCGATTATCCGCAGCGGCACAGTAATGATTAAGAACAATGCCGAACGCGAGTTTCAGTTTGGCGAGGGCGACATCTTCGCCAGCAACATCGTCAAAGGCGACCTCAAGGCCGATGATATCGTGTCCATTGAGCTTGAATATGAACCGGCCGACGCGACCGAACTCGATTATCTGCTCGCCGAAACCGAATTCGTAGTGGAATTGTCGTTCACCGGCGCGAGCATGGGTGGGGTGGAGGCCGCCTATTTTTACACCTACGATTTGTTCTTCCCGGTGTGCCGCGTCGTCGAGACCGCGCTCGACAAGGACGGCTCGACGCAGATTGCCACATTGAGTATCCGCCCGATCAAAGACGTTTCGGTCGACGACTTCCCAATTTGGAGGGCGGTCGCCACGACCAAGGCGGTTTCGTTGCTAACCTAAAAAACAGGCACAGACAAACGAAAGGAAAAAGGAAAAGGAAATGGCGCTAATCCTGAATGAAGGCGATCTGATTGAAATCGAAATAGAGACGGAAGAAGAGCCCTGCCCGGTCTTGATTCTTACCGCTCCATCCGATCAGGCAGTCGATGAATTCGAGCGGAACCGGACGAAGATAGTACCCAAACGCCACGGCAAGCTCGACGTGGAGATCGATTACGACCTCGAAATCAAGTTCATCAATGACCGCCTTGTCGGGTGTGACAAAATCGAAGTCATGCACGAAGGCAAGGCCGTCGCTCTCGACACCAAGAAATTCAAGGACTGGAAAGAACGCATCCCGACAAGTTGGAAACGCAAGGCCGCCAGCTATTTCATCGGCGGCGAAGCAGTCCAGAAAAAGGCGCGCGAAGGAAAAAAATAATCGCATTCCTTGATGCCGATTACTTTCGCCGCTCCGAGGAATGCAAGAATAGCGAAGGCGAGCCGTGCGGAGAATGTGAGGAATGCCCGCATTATGAAGAGGCGTTTTCCAAATTCTCGCCGGGTTATGCCGCGTATGTTTCGCAGCTCATAAGGGGTATCGCCCGGATTAAGTTCAATCCGACTGTCGATTATGGATATTCGCTCAGGGAAACAGACCTCATGCTCTTGATAATTCAGCATGAAGAATCGAAGGCCGTAGAGGAGCCTACAGGTGGCTAACAAGACACATCGCATAATTATCACCGGCACATATGTCGACAATATTAGCAAAGGCGTCAAGAAGACCGTCAAGTTCATGAAGCGTCAATTTGCCGGGGCTTTCCGGTTTATCAAGATGGGATTTGTCGCCGTCGGTAAGGCTGCCAAGGCGGGATTCCGGGCGCTTAAACGCGCCGCGAAGATAGGCCTTATCGCTATTACCGCTGTCACCATTGCTATCGGCAAAATGATTTTCGCTACCGCTGCATTCAGAGAAGGCTTGCTCGAAATCAAGACCCTCGGCGTCGCCAAGTCCATCCGTGATTTGGGGGACGAGGTATTGGCCTTGACGGCCACCTTTGGCCAGACACAAACCTCGACGATCAAAGCCTACTACGACGCGATCTCCGCAGGGATAAAAGAATCGCAGGTATTCGCGTTCCTGAAGGATGCGTCCAAGGCAGCCATCGCCGGGGTAACAGACATCGGCACCGCCACGGACGCCCTAACGTCTGTGCTCAACGCCTACCAGTTGGGCGCGGAAAAGGCGAGCTTTGTATCCGACGCCTTTTTCGGCGCGATCAAAGTTGGCAAAACTACATTCGCAGAACTCGCCGAGAGCATCGGAACAGTTGCACCCCTCGCCTTTGCCGGCGGCGTTGGCCTAAAAGAGTTGATGGCCGTCATCGCGGGAATAACAAAGGTCGGTCTACCAACCACCTTGGCTATCACCGGCGTCAAGGCAATGATAACCCAGCTGCTAAAGCCAAGCGTAGAAGCTACGGCGGCGGCGAAAAGACTCGGAATCGAATGGGGAGCATCCGCGCTGAAAGCAAAAGGTCTCGCAGGGATACTCCAGGAGTTGGCCGAAAACGCCGATATTGATACTGAGGCGACCGCCCTGCTGTTCGGAAATGTCCGCGGGCTCGGCCCCGCCCTCGCCCTCATGTCGAACGATGCCAACATCCTAAAAGAATCCATGAAAGTTCTTGGGGCTTCGACCGGATCGGTCAACAAGGCGTTCGCCATTATGAGCGAAAATAATCCCGCGCTTGATATGCGCAAGTTAAAAGAGCAGATCATCGGCACCTTCACAAGAATGGGCAGAGTTATAATTACATCAGATGCTTTTCGCAAGGCTCTTACCCGTATCAGCAACGAAGTCGACAAGATCGCCGACAGCGGCAAGCTCGAAGAGTGGACTGAAAAGGGAATCAACGGGTTAGAACGATTCGTGAACTATATTAAGAATATCGTTATTCCCGAAGTAAGAAAAGCCTGGGGTATAATCCGGGCCATCGTCAATGATCCGCTATTTATCGGAAATGTTTTCGAGTCGATAGGACAGACCCTGTTCACGGCCTTGCAGGTAGCGTGGAAGGCGTTCGCAACTCTCGTGAGGGGCAGCATCAACTTCATATTCAAGCCTATGTTCTTATTGTTACGCGAAGAAATCGCAAATATTCAGTTTGACCTCGGGCAGACCCTGGCGAGCATACCGGGCTTAGGCAAGGCGGGCCGTGAGATACAAACACGCGCGCTGAATCAGCGCATAAATATCAGAAATGAGCGAAAAGAAGCCGCACGACTAGGCACAACCCCACTGGAGATAGCTATAAAGGAAGCAGGAGCAATCTGGAAGCGGGACTGGGCCGATGTCGTCGAAAAGTCGAAGGAGATAAAAAAGCACTTTAGTGACCTTGCGGAAAAGGCGGCGGTTGTCAACGAAAGGGCCGCAGCGATCATTGAAGCAGCAGACTTGCGACACCGGCTTGCGACAATACAGGTAGATATTGCCAGAAGAATGGCTTCGTTCCAGGAGCGCGGCATCGATCCGGCCTCACAGTTAGGTCAGAGTATCCAATCCGGTATCGACCGCCGTGCGGAACGCGCCGCGCGTATTTCCCAGCGTATAAATATTACACTGAACATCGACACCGGAGGCGCGCCCGTTGACGCAGCCGAAATTGCGGAAGCGATCCGCTCGGAGATAGAGCGACTCTCTCGTTCGGGGATATCCAATTAATGACAGTTCGCTTCGTAAAAGGCGGCACCGATTTCACCGTTAAGAATCCGCTATTCCCGTATCGACCCGTCCACGATAGACACCAGGTGCTCACCCGGACGGCGGGCAACACGCAAATCAAACAGGAGCTTGCTATCCCTACGGATAGCTATGCATTTCAGTTCCGGAACATGAGCACCACGGATCGCGACAATCTCTTCGACTTTTTCAAGGACGACATCGACGGCATGATGCAAACGTTCACGTTCACGGATGTAGATACGGTCGAGCATACGGCCACTTGGCTGAATCCGTGGGATTTTGAGATGACGTCGCAGGATAGATGGAGCGGCACGATCGAACTCGAATACGAATAGAGCGCCATGAAAACTCTGACAGCCAACGCCGAGACGCAGCGCCTACTCCAGGCCAATAGCCCCCGCTTCATTGTCGAGATCGACTGGGATAACGATGATTCGTGGACGGGCATATACGCCGACCAGCCGTTAAGCATCAGCGGCAACGCCTATCTACCATACGTCCAGAGCTGGAAAGACGCGCGCGTATCGCTCGATGTAATCTCTATCGCCAGCACCGACGATTTCCGTGTCGTGATGAAGAATGATGATACTACCGAATTCTGGACGCTTGCCGTCGACAACGAGGCCGAAGGCAAGCCCATCCGCGTCGGCTTCATATTCGCAGGGTTGGCGACCGCCGACATCACATGGCTGTTTGCCGGCCACATTCTGAAAATCGCGGAGCACAGCCGCCGAGGTACGCGGATCGATTGCGTCGAGTTCGGCAGACGCAAGCAGCGGGAACTGCCATTGCGCGAGATCAACCGCGACAGGTTCCCGTCCGCCCCCGAAACCTCTATCGGTCGGATGATCCCGATTGTGTTTGGCGGCGTGCGCGATTGTCCTGGCATCCCTATTGTAGGGTATACGGTCGGCATCGATGCGCCGAGGATAGTCGATCCGCATACCGAAGACGATACGACCATCCGGATAACGCACCTTATCGGTATCCCCCCGGCCGGAAGGATGCTGATCGGCACCGAGGAAATCAGCTACGGCGGCACGACGGAGAATTACCCTTACGCCGACGACGTGGTTTCGGCCTTGCTCGGCTGCACGCGCGGCCTCAACTCGACGGCGGCGATAGCTCACTCGGATGGCGACGAGATACAGGTACCGACAACGCATTATTTCATTTTTGCCGATCACGCCTGCGTGGGGATGTTTTCGCCGAGGGTCGAGGGCCGACTACCGGCGTCGGCCTACGAGATTGAGAGGTCCAACACGCTGTTCCGCCGCGACGCAAGCTCGCTGTCCGCATTCATATCGTTTACCCAGAGACCGCCGATGTATCGGGTATTCAGTTCCGCGTCCGAAATTTTCAATGTTCTACCGACCGAGACCGCTGGCGATAACTCGGCGACCGACCCAGCGAACGCATGGGACGAGATCGAGAATAATAGTTTTGCGGTTATCGACTCCGTGAATACGCCATTGAGCCTGAATATGCGTACAGACCTTACGGGCTTCGACGATTCAAAAGGCGCAATCGTGAAGGCGCGCTGGGCAATAGAATCCGAGGCCAGCGACAACACGACTGTCGACCAGATCGACTTTATAGTCGGCGACATTTAAGGAGCATCTGACATGGGAGCAACCGCAAGCGGTAGCCTCGCATCCCCGGACGGCGGCGACGCCAAGCCCGCCGACGATACGAGAGAACGGCGCTTGATCGGGCGGGGTGGCGGGGGAGGGGATAGATACCCCATCGGCTGTCGTATCACTTTTGTTAATGACGAGGGAGCTTCATACGACTGCGTAGAAGTGGATAGCGATGGGGTAGATATATCTCCAGAAATAGAACACTTGGCCGTTAATAATATAGGAACTGCTGTGCTCTCTGTGGAGGATAAAATATCGTTATTTTTTAATGCCGAAGATGAATCTTTTTTTTTTAGCGAACAGATAATTGATTATATTATTAAAGGGTACCTCGATGGCGTTAAGAAAATAGAGCTAGAGGTTACTGAAATATGGTCATTGGTCAGGAAAGAGTTAAGCATTACGAGTGCGGACGTTACATCGCACCGAGCAGGCGGCTTTTTTGGCGGAGATGGCTTAGGCTCTTCTGTTATTACAGACTTGACAGATGTATATGGCCAAATGGAACTTTTGTTTGATCTTTCAGGTGCTAATAATTCTTCTATAACAGATGAGGCCTTCCCAGGAGTAGAGGATATTTTAGATGCGGGGATCAGTACTTTATCATTTAACAATTCAGCGGTTGATCTTACATATAACCATAAATGTACCAGAGAAGACGAGTCTTATTTTGGAGTAATGAGCTTTATTTTTCCTGGCATAACAGACCCAATTAATGATTGGTTACGCATACAAACAACGATACAGTTGAATGTAGCTGGGGGAAGTTTAGTTGCGCTGCAAATCGACGTGGCATCCTTTGGTTTAGGTGTCGAGACAGTTCAGGTTCCGATTAACGACGCAGTGACTGATATCAATTTTGATGTTAGATGGACAATAAATAGTGTTTGAAAGAGATTGCGTATCAAATTCTCTCGGTGAAAACCAATGCCTGAAATCGAATACAGAGACCTAGATTTGCAGGGAGCCCAGAAATGGCTCCAGCTCAACGACCGCAACATCGATATCGATGCAAGCGGATACGACGGCACCCTGCGCGTCTATAACACGTTCTTTGAAGTCACGTATCTGCCCGTCACGTTCCTTATCGGCGAGCAGGTGTCGGCGTTCCTACAGGGCGTAGACGACAGTAACAACGGCGCCGGCGCGCTCATAGAGAATCCCGCGCTCGTCATCGAAGCGATCCTCAAAACGTTTCTCGGATTCACGGACGGCGAAGTCGACGCTCCCTCGTTCGCGGCCGTGACAGCCGAGCTATCGGATGTCGATTTCGGATTCTCTTTGCGTGATCGCAAAGACTCGTCGCAGCTTCTATCGGAACTGGCGTTCCAGGCGCGATGCTACCTGTTCGCCGAGGGAACCAGCTACAAAATCGTGCGCAGGCCCTCGATCTATGGCGCGACCGATCGCGCGATTAGCGATACGGGCGTAACGGGTTTCTTCCCCGGCTCAACGAAGCTCATGCCGATGGGCACCGACAACATCTATAACCGGATCGTCATCGAATACAGCGAGGATTACAACCGCGATAGCAACCCGTTCCGTTACATCGCCACGGCCGAGGACACCATCTCGCAGGCGACCTACGGGGTGAAAGAGCTTATCGTCCAGGCGTGGGCGATCCGCAACCGGCGCGAAGCGCAAAGTCTCGCCGACTATCAGCTCGCACAAATGAAAGACCCGCGCTACTTCTATTCGTTCCGTTCGTCGCTGCCGGCCAACTACGACGTTGAGCGCGGCGATATCCTCACGATTACCGATTCAAAATGGAATCTGCTATCGGCCAAAGGGCTGGTCGTCGCCATCTCATTTCAGGCCGGCGACACTAACGACCGAACACCGTTCACGATGGAGATAACCGTACTGCTCGAGCCCTACCGCTGGACGTGGACGGAGAGCGGAGACCTCCAATGGAGTCCGGGACAGGCCGGATTACTATTCACCGGCGCCGCCGGCATACTGGCGACACAAGCAGCGGGCGGCGATCTCGTGCCGACGATGCGATTCACCGCAAGCGATACGTCGAGCACGCCGGAGGGCGCGACCACGGCGGTCAGCACGCCGCGGGTATTGATTACCGGCCGCATACGTATGCGTGAGTCGCTTGCCAACGCGGCCGAGAACCCGATATCCTGGGATGATACGAATAAACGAATCCTGTTCGCGCTAGATGATAACACGACGCTGATGGCGCTGGAGGCCGGAACCGGCGATCTGCTGGTTGCCGAACGAACCATCGACCGACAGACGCTCGCATTCGCGGGCGCCGTGAACGAGATCAACTCGGACGCATCGAACATATGGTTTAACGCTGACAGCGTGCGCACGATCGAAACCGATGATACCGGATGGGCCAGCATCGCCGATGTAATCATCGAGAACGTTCCCGATACGGATATATTGTGAGGAGATAGATAATGGCCGTTTGGAAGCCGACAGTACAATCGAACGTCATCCCCGGCGATGTCGTAATCTTCGACGCGGATAATGATAATTCCGTCGAGACCACGACCGACGCCTCCTCGCCGGATGTCGCCGGCGTCTGCTCCGAAACGATTGCGTCCGGCAACCCCGCCATCGTCGAATCGGACGGCGACCTCGTGATCGTCAACGTCGCGGCCGGAACCGCGCGAGACCAATATCTCGTTACGCATACCGTCGCCGGCCAGGCCATCGGAGTCGACACATGGCAAGAAGGCATCTTCGCCCGCGCACGCAGTTCCGTCGGCACGCCCGGCGCCGGGCAATGTTACGCCGTTGTCAATATCGGGTGGAGTTCGGGCATCGATCCAAACAACACCGAATATCAGCTCAACAACGAAACCGGCGCTCTCATTGCGGCCGGCAAGGCTGTTTATATGGCGACAACAGGCAGCCTCGAGATCGCACTGGCAAGCAATGCCGCCACAGGGACGGCCCTCGCAAGAGGCGTGACAACAGAATCGATTGCCAATGGCGCGACCGGCGGCGTGATATTTCATGGCTCGCTCGTCACGGGAACATGGGCGACCGGCGACAGAAACAAGCCGGTATATCTCAGCACGACCGGAGATATGACAGTGACCAGACCGGCGGCCGAGGCCATTATATCAATTATCGGATTTGTAATGGATACGGATAGGATATTCGTGAATCCAACGCTTGATTACATCTACGGATAAATAGGGAGAAGTCAATGCGCGCCAAGAATTTTGTTTTGTCGATGATCGCCACGGCGGCTGCGAGCCTGCTGCTGCTACAAGCGGTCCCACTTACAAGCGCCTTTGCGACCGATCTAACAGTGCGAGTTACGCAGGTAGACGGAAGATCGACTTCGAAGCCTACCGGCGATGTTGCCGACGGAGGCACGGGCGGGTTCAAGTCCGGAACGCATACGATGGACAGTTCAGGCCACGATGGAATCGATGTGGCGACGGACGTCCCTCTGAATACCACGCATAGAGGCTTGACGAACGATCCTCATGCTACCGTCAGCGACAGCCATCCGCCGACTGCGACCGAAGCGTTCTCCGGCACGAACACGTTTGGCTATCTCGAATTTTTCAATGGTACAATCCTCGAGACCGTCGATGTCGATATAGTTGAAGCCGGCGGCACGGTATCGCTGGAATTGCAGGCAGAGGGCGGCGGCGATCTGACTCTGAACTTCTCCGACGGCCACCACGACTTTGATTCGACTGACCCTGTGGCCTCTGTCGCGCTGGCGAATGGGACGGATACGGTTCCCGTAAGGAATTGGGTATATATTCTCCAGAGCAGCGATGTGCTGACTGCAAGCGCCGTTGGTTGGCCCGACGCCGAGCATGCGCCTATCGCTACGGTCGTCGTTCAGAGCGCCGCCAGCGTGGCAACTGATGGGCCATATAAAGTCCAGGTATGGACAGATCATATTAAGGATTCCAACGACCAGGGGCACCAGACCGATATTGCCGACTGGATTCGTGGGCAGCATGCCACCTGGAAAAGTGGAGTCTCCCCAACATTGACCATCGAAACAGGACCCGAGCCCGATACGGTTATCTTCACCAGCACCTTGGGCGAAGTGTACCAATTGCATCCCCACGATTTCCCGGCGTTCACGGGCACGCCAGATATTTATGTGTTTAATGAACCTGGAACGCCTTATAATGTCATCACTGACATCAACCAATTGACTCAGGACAGCGAAGGAAACGCATTCACAAACAACGACTACTTTACTATAACGATATGGGCTGTCGTCTCTGAGGATGCCGCCGACTGCAAGCTGTTCCTGAATCTGCCATCGGGCATCTACGGTAACAGCACGGCCGCACTGCTGGATTCGTCGATGTTCACGAATACTTCTATTCCAGCCATCTATAAGGGCGCGGCGTTCCTGATTGCCAAGTATGTGCTCAAATTCCAGACGGCTGGCAGCGGCACATTCTCGTTGGTCGCCGATGGAGAAATCGATCTTAGAGGCCAACCGCCCGGAACGTCGACTGGTGGCGGCGCAGGCGGTGGAAGCTCGCTTACCGTTGAGGAGCAGGATTCATCTCCGAGTGTGCCGGATGTCAATACGATAAAATTCCCCAATGGAGCAGTCATAGATGATGGTGGCGGGATCGTCAGCATCAACACTGGAGCAACCCAGCTATCTGATTTATCTGACGTTGGCGTTACTACTCCTACAGATGGAAATGTGCTTCGGGCTGATGGGGATTCTTGGGAATCGGCCATTCTTGCTCATTCGGACATTACAGCAGGAGATGGCTCTGACCACTCAAACGTAGCTACAAACACAATTCATATTAGCTCTGTTGGGGATGACCACTCTTATGTAAAGAAAAGCAACTTTGCAGCAGGGGCAGCTCCGACTGTTAATGATGATGTGGATGAGGGGTACGTGGTTGGATCGTATTGGCATGATACTACAAATGATGAATCATATGTTTGTCTCGACAATACGGATGGAGCGGCGGTCTGGGTGGAAACAACGGCAGGGGCTGCAGGCGGAGAAACAAACACAGGTAGCAATCAAGGTACAGATGGGGTAGGTGTGTTTGATACAAAGGCAGGAGTAGATCTCCAGTTTAGAAATCTTGCCCCCGCCAGCGCACATATAACAATAAACCTTAATGGAAAAGACATTGATGCAGGCTTAGACTTCACCCAAGCCTACGATTATAGCGGAGGTAGTATCTGGCTTGAGTTCAATGAAGGGAATGCAGTGTTGGCGTCTGCCGGCCAGGTGGCGGTAGATGGAGTTGATGACGCTATTGCCATACATTTTGGCGCAGGCGGCGAGATACAGGGCGAAGGTCAGGTAAGTGGAATAATCACATTCATCGTTTCTCTCGATCCAGGGCAACAATTCCTCTCAAATACATATATATCTCTTGGCTGGATCGGCGATGAAGCTCCTAATGGAATCATTATCGATGAATGGAGATGTGAGTGCAATGTTGATCCAGATGTCGAGATTTTATTGGATATGTATTTTGCAGACAACAAGATCGGGCTGGCGAACGCGACATTGATGGATGTTCTCGACACGACTAATGGAACTTCATCTGAGGATACCGACGCGAATATTAATGGTGGCGCGGCCCTTGCAAATGGCAAGTTTTGGTATCTGCTATGGGGCGGCGATCCTGAAGGAACATGCGATGATTTTACTATTCAGATTTGGCTTCACCCGGAGGAGGATTAATTATGAGAAAGCTGGCCATTCCTTTCTACATTCTTTTGTGGGCGGTCGCAATGCTACTCGCCGCGAGTGTCCCGGCTCACGCCATAGATATCTTCATCAGCGACCAGGGCGGCAGCCATGTTGGTAGCTGCGAGGATAACAATATTCAAGGCTCATCAGCTTTTAATATTTTCAATTTCAACTATGGGGCGGCACCGACAAACACGGTTGGCGAAACTACTTTTACGGCGCCGTCAAGGACCAGAATCATACAACGCTACGATATAGCCCCAATCCCTGACAGCGCGACTATCCAATCAGCGGAAATCGTCATGGAGGCTACGATAATAAATGGCAGTGGCGATACTGTCCGGCTTCGCCAGATTGCTACAGCCAACAACGATTGGGTGGAAGGCACTGCCAATGGCGCTACCCAGGCTGGTTCGTCTTGTTGGAACGATTATGCCTATCAGAATATCACTGAATGGGCTGGATCCCCAGGATTACAAACTGGCACCACTGACTTTATTACCACAGTAATTTCAAACGATCCAGCAATTTCGACGACTGGGACAAAGACATTCACTTTTAATGGGGCCGGGGTTGCCGCACTACAAGGGCAGTTGGTCGATAACGATTTTGAAGTCTTATTCCTTAACACCACAACGACCTCAAACAATTACATCACGTTTGCCTCATCGGAGAACGCGACCGCCAATCTCCGTCCGTACCTAAAGGTCACATACATAGTGGAAGCAGAGGGGGCGGCGATAATTATTATACGTCGTTAAGGCGATGACCATGAGGCGGGTTTCTTCACGTCGTATTTATCGAACAGGTAAGGGTAGCCATCGAGCGTGATATGCGCTCCATCAAGGTCGTAGATAGCAAGGGTCTCAAGCATATGCTTCATAGGGATAACAATGATAGAGGCGTTCGGGAATTTACGGCGCACTCGTTTGCGTATCGCTTCTTGACGTTCGGCGCATTCATCAAGGGAGAGCTTGTTGAAGAACGGCTCCACGATACCACCAAGAATAATTACAGTCTTATAATCACCGCCACGGTGGCTGTCGATCAGATATTCGATTTCTTGAAACGATGCACTGTAGACGACATGCTTTTCGGCGTCAAGCTGCGAGAGTTCCAACCACGAGTCGCCAAATGCAATAGTGGCGCGAGGTGGCAGTATTGAGGGAGTCTTAGCTAATGGATATGTATAGGAGCCACAGATGAACAGGCAGATAAAGATGATGAACCATACGCCGATCGACTGTAGTTTTCTCATAGATTCATTATATCCCACATAAGGGGGCTTGTCAAGTAATTTCTTTTTGGCCCACAACCATCGGAGACAATTACAATGGGCGACGGTAAACTACCATGCGATCCAATGGGCGACGGCTGCAAGGCGCTGTCAGATGCAAAGGGAGAATTGAAATCGGAGATATACACCAACATGAATGAGTCGATGGAAAAGAGGGACGATGCTATGTCAGACTTTGTCGAAAAGGTCGAAAACGCCTTTGCTGTGCGTGACACCAAAGTGGACAAGCGGCTGGATTCGCAGAGCAACAGGCTTTGGTGGATCTTCGGCGTCATTCTTGTCCAGGCGCTTTCGTTTCTCGCGTACTTGGGGAAAACCGTATTAGCGGGAAATTAACACGATGAGCAAGTACCCCCCATGTAAATGCGGTTGCGGGCTGCATCGCCCGAGCTTTCGCTTGATCGCGATACTCGAAGTTCTTCTTGCGCGATTCCCCGACGCTTATGTCGAATCGCTGACGAGGTGCAAGACTCATAATTCCGAAGTAGGCGGCTCCGTGACATCATCGCATCTGCCCATTTGGGATGATCTGCCCTCTCAGGACGATCCTTACGACGAGGCCGCAAATCGCGCCTGCGGGGCTGACGTTCATCATAAGGCCATATCCCCCCACATCGTAGCCGATATGGCCGCCTGCGCTCTGCGTGAAGGCGCCACGGGCCTTGGAGTACACCCTTGGGGGATTCATATTGATGTCAAACCTCGAAGCTGGCCGTTGCTGATATGGAAGCCGAAAGATGGCGGCGGCAGCAGATATGATTATCTGTTCTAAAGGAGATAGACAATGAAAAAACCTCTGCCAGAACTGCAAACCGGCGACATAGCTTTGTGGGCGAGCAAGACCCCCCTCCAGATAGTGATTCGATGGGCTACCCGCCAGGCCGCCAGCCACGCCGGACTGATAGTCGTCAAGGATGATGGCGCCGCCAACATTATTCACGCGAAATACGGGTGGTATTTCATCAAGCCGTCCGTCGTCGAGGAGCCGCTCTCGAAAGTGATGAAAGGTGTGCGGTTCATTGTCCGGGTCAAGGCAGACATCTTCCCCAACCCTACCGCCCGCCAGCGCGCAGGGGCCGTCGTCGGACTCCGGGCCTCAAAGCTCGTCGGCCAGCGATATGATTGGCGATCGATCGCAGGCATCATTCTACGCCCGATAGGACTCGGGAGATTCATCCCCGATAGCACGAGTCGGACTATGTGCTCCGAGCTGGTATCTCTATCGTGGGCGCCTGAAGGTCTGCTCGATTGGCCGCTTGTGAGCGAGAGCTTGTTTCTCGATAAGAATCATTCCTTTGTCACGCCCGGCGATCTGCTGGAGAGTCAACTTGTAGAGGAGATATGGAATGATGACGACCCTGCCTGAAGGCACAAAGATATTGAACCGATTAAGTATGTCGAGCATCGTCCCCCGTGGCGAGGGGCCTGTGATCGACCGGAAGATTCTACTCTTCTCGGATGTGCATTCGATGGACGGGAGCGACAACGACGCAAGCATGCGCTCGTATGTGAAGCTCTGCAACCTGACCGACTGGGCGATGGACAATGAATATTGGATCGCGTCGGTCGGCGATTTCGCGGATGTCGCCGCGGGATTCACGCCGGAGCAGATAATCAAACCTCGGCGAGAGCAGATACGCAAGCTGAACACCTACCGGATCGAGCGCGAGAATGGGGCGGTCTGGCTACATGGCAACCACGACCACGGTATCATCGACAAGCGCGCGTACGACTGGGATGGCATCCCCGAAGTAGTCTATGGCAAGACGCTCATCCATCACGGCCACAAATACTATTGGGCCAACTACGGGCGTTGGTGTTGGCTAGTCGGTAAACCGATTATCTATGCGGGGCAGAAGCTCGGGCATCGCCCCGAACAAGGGCGCGTAGGAGACCGGATATCTCGCATATTCTTCAGCAACCGCAAGATGATCGCACGCGGCAAAGCCGAGCTGAAAAAGCGCGGGCTCCGGCTCCTGATTTGCGGGCATACCCACAAGTCCGGCCTTCACCACGATGCGCGGCACCAGCTTACAGTCCTCAATCTTGGGGATATGGTCGAGCACGGGACTTTCGGGATCGTCACGCCAGAGGAGATATTGCTATGCGTATGATTATGGGTATCGTTTTGATGATCGTCGCGCTTCTTTGTGTCCTACCGCTTGCCGGCTGTGCTCATGGTAGCAGCGCAACCATCATGGACTCAATCGCGAGGATAGCGGAGGCGAACGCTATCTATGGGAAGAAAACAGATGTGAACGTACAGGTTCACACCCCGGTTGCCAATGTGTCAATCGTCGTCGAGACGGAATTCAGAGATGAGTCCGAGACGACGCCTGTCGAATAAAGATTCCCGGCTTCCCCCTCTCCGGGCCGGGATGCTTCCCCCCGCATGGGGCCGTTCAGGTTTGCGCCAACGCCTGGGCGGTCCCACCCCTATTGACAATTTCAATCTATTTTCGATTAATCAAACAAAACCCTTGACAAGCTGGATATCTTGTGTTATGATATTATTATGTTAAGGGACGCACACAACGGAGCGCAGGGCAAACGAGAGGGGCAGGCACATGGCGCTGATGAATGATTGTCCTAAATGTGACAAAGCCCTATCACCCTACAAGATAAGAAAAGGGCGGTGTGTTCAGGGGGTTTGCAGTTCTTGTGAGGTCGTATTTGATCGCGCTACAGGCTCTCAGCTACCAACACAAAGCCTGAAATACCGCAAACGTCGCGCCTATGATAGAGCGTTTGTTAAAAGGATGTTC